GCGAGTGGGTGCATTGTGGTGAACTAAGCCGCCTTGGAACATGGAAAGATATGGATTCGCAAGGGGTGCTAGTGACTGCCCTTTTAGTTGGCTCAATTGTTGAAGGTGTTGATTATGGCACAGACAACATTGAAGTGGAGGCCAAGCAATTGGACGAGGAACCTAGCGAATTTAGCAAGCGGTTTTATGCGGCATTGAAAGAGGTTGAAGAACAAGCAGAATCAATTTGGCAAGACACGCATGGGTGCGAAAGTTGTCAAGCCTATTGGACTGACCAAGGTATGGACATTGACGATAGCGGTGGACTTGTGCCTATTTATAAATATTGCCCCGACTGCAATGGGAATGGAACAGTAATTTAAAGGAGAAAACAAATGGCTAGATTTATCTTTGACAGCAACAATGACGAGTATGTTCTGCGTGACGAGTGGGGCATTGATGATGTTCGAAATGTTATCGATACAGAAAACATTGACGAGGCTGAACACTTCACTGACGGGGACTGTTTAAACGTACTTCGCTTGGTCGCTGACGGGCATGATGCGAATGTCGGTGTTAACTGGCGGGTTGTCTCAAGTGCAATTGACTACTACCTTGAGAGCATGACTGATGGAAAGCCATTGACCGTTAAGGGTGTCCCTTTGCTTTACGGTGACACACTGGGCGTTGAATGCGATCAGTCAAGGTAGTAACTGACCGTGACCCGAACTTTCTTAAGACCGCATACCGATATGGACATCTCGTTGACCTACAGAATGATGAGCGATTCATCGATGCCAATGAGAGATTCATCAGGTACAACGGTGGAATCTGGGAGTTATACCGCATGGGTAAGGATCGAAAACGCAGAATTGTCGGTAGATATGACAAGCTAACCCGTGCCTATTTCCACGCTCACTTGTGAGTGACTTGCCCAGCCCAGTGCTGGGCTTTTTTTTACTCCCTGAATTTTGGTGATTGTTTAAACGCAGGATCATCTCGTGAGCTTCCCGGCCATCCCGGGTGAAGGTTTAACGTTTAAACACACATAAGAAATCTTATGCAGCCAGCAGGCAGCCAGCTCCGCCTTCGCAGCTCTAACTGTTTAAACGCTAGAACTTGTCTAAGTTTTCCTCGTATGTGCCGCTTGTCTTGTTGTAGAGCAGGGTCGTTTCACCTTGTGTTCCAACCCACCGATACCGAGATTTCCATACTGCTATCTCGACATACTGATCCTGACGGTGAACGGTGATGCCGCAGTCTGTCTTTGCCCACCATGCCATTGATCCGCTGATTGACATACCATCTGGACGGGGTTGTTCCACGCCTGACCTGTTGATCTTTGAGGGGTGAGCGATGAACCATGTGTGTACATCATGTGCCTTGCAGAACTTTTGAACCCTTGTCAGCATGTTGCTGATAGCTTCAGTTTCTGTGGAATTCGATTTGTCTAGCTCAATGTAGTTGTAGGGGTCGATCACCAATCCTCTTACGCCCATCCGCTTTACTGCGACTCTTGCCCTGTCAAGTATTGAGTCAAGGGTGCTTGGCTCTTCGCCGTTTGTATCTATGAACAGGAAATGTTCCTGCACCCATTTAAACGCATTGTTTTTTTCTGACTGCGTCATCCGCTCACGCCCATCAAAGAATCTTTTCTTGGTGTAAATCTCCATCAGCCTACTGATGTGTATCTCTGGCTGATTCTCAAAGGAACATATGGCGAACTTCCAATCTGCCCCTCTTGCTAAATTCACCATGACCTGATCAATGAAGTTAGATTTGCCTGAGCTTGGGTAACCTGTGACAACAGTAAGCTGCGCCGGTGCTACTGTGTAAACGGTATCGACTGAAGCGTAGCCGGTGCTGAAGCCTTTGCCTGTACCCTTCGCAAATAGATCGTTTAAACGGTCGTAGTACAAGCCTGCATCGCTGAGTCCGGCAATTGGGTATGCGGCTGCGGAGTCAAGGATCTCGGATATCGCCTCCCTCCCAGTCCGTGTAGGGTCATCATCTAGGAATACTTCGTTTAAATCTTTCTTGTCAAACTTGGCTACCCTGCATTTCTCTTTGCCTATTCTTCTTGCAAGCTCTTCGGCTAATGCTTGTCCTGCGCTGTCTTGGTCTGTGGCTAGGATGACGTAGGGTGCGGCATCTATGATGTCCCGTGCATTCCATACATAAGCAAACATCTTGTCCTCTGAGGCCGATACCTTGCCATCTGCCACCTTGATGGGTGCGCCGCTTGGGACTGACACCACATTTGCTATCCCTGCTTCCATCAATGTCAGGCAATCAATCTCACCTTCGACAATAACGATTGGCTTTCCCTTCTCTACCTGATCAATCCCAAAGAAGTCATGCGCCCCGCCAGCTTCCTGTGTAAAGTCTTTCTCTGGAAAGCTTCGGTACTTGGCTGATACCAATGCGCCGTTGCGGTAGTAAGGGAAACCAATGGCATCTGATGTTTTGTTTAAACGACCAAAGTATTTATCAGAAGCAAACAGCTTCATCCTATCTGCGGTTTCTTTTGAGATCCCTCGCCCCGCAAGCCATGCGTAGTGATGAGGTTGAAGTTTGTTGTTTATGATAGTTTGTGCTGGGACGGCAGACAATTGGCGCTCCTTGGGTGGTTGGATTGATCCGTTTGCATAACAATGATGGCAGTGGTAGACAACAGCCCCGTCAGGTTTACGGGTCAGGGTCATGTCTTTTGAGTTTTGCTTTCTGCGCTCTGGTGAACACAACGGGCAAGCTACCCGTGTTGATTCGTTGAAATTGAATTGCTCGACAAAGTCGGGATTCATTTCATGCTGCCATTAGAGTTGCGTTTAAACGATCTGTTCTGGGCTGCCGTTTGAATCTTTACGCCATCCTTGTTTGACCCGCCTTTTGATAATGCTTTGACATGGGCGACATCTTTGCCAGCAACTGGAGCGCCCTTTTTCTTTAGCTTGGCACGGGCTGCGTTTCTTTCTGCCCTGTTCTTTATTTGTTCTGGTTGACCTTGGTAGTTGTCATACTCTTTTCTGTAGTCACGAGGCATCATCAGTCTCCCTTGCAATAATCATTGCATCTGCGTAGTCATAGGCATCCAAAGCCAAATCCATCTTGGACATATAGGGTTTTTCTTGGCTGGCGGCATTAGCGCCAATCATCACCAACGCAGCAAAGAAATCCCGCATCGTCATGTTGTTTAAATCAGTTTCCATGTTGTTCCTTAAATTTCTTGAGGTTCTTTTGTTCAATGACATAACCTGAGCCGTGACCCAAGTCATTTAAATTCTGTGGTTGTATTGCATCTGCGGATTTGATATACCCGACAAAGTCAACGGTGTCGCCGTCAACAATGCCAAGTACATAAATATCCACCTCTTCTACCGGCTTGTCAATGTGAATCAAAAGTCTTCCAGATTTGTATCTGGTGGCCTTGATGTCTAACTTTAAGCCAGCATGAGTGACCAGATCAGCACCCCCCTTGCGGGGGTACACAGACAGGTCAGGGTACAAATTGAACTGCTTCCCAAACGCCATCTCTGCAAGGATGCCGTCCCGATCAATCTCAATTGGATTCTGTTTCCCCATTTGTTTATCTGCAACATTGTTTTGACGAGCGGTGGTGTTTCTCATCACAGCTAGGGTTAACGCTATCGAAGCTTCAGATGGAGTCATGGAAACAATCATTCCAAGTCCAATTTGCCTTGATCAGGAGGAACGGCAGTCTCAACCAACTGCCCCTCTGCCAGATATTTAACCAGATCATCCTGTGATGCCACACGAACAGTCAATTCCTGTGATGCCACGAATGACAAAGCCTGTGAACGGTGATTAGCCCTGACAAGCCTGACACCCCGATTACTTGCTATCAAATAGATTCTCATTTTTAAATTGCTCCGCTTTAAGTTTGCACAGTTGCTCAATATATTCACGCTTTGAAACACCAAGCTTGTCAGCAATATCCAACTCCGCTTGTGTTATCCCAAAGTTAAACATTTCCTTGCCATGCTTTTTGACAATCACCTCAAATTTGTACATAAATTCTCCAATTACTTGCGATCAAATAGATTCTCACTTTGTTCTCCTTATGATAAATTCTTCCATGTGACTAAGCGCATGGTTGTATCCAGCTTGATACATTGGCGTTGGATCTTCTGAGTCGTACAAGGCTTCAATGGTCATCAGCATTGCCTTAATTTCGTCATTGATCCCTTGGTTATAGCTTTCCATGCAAAGCTTGGTTACCTCGTCTTTCATTGTCTCTCCCTGTTTAACGCCCCTTGGCGGGGCTTGTTGATAAATTCACCCCAAAGACCCCCCTACCCCAGTGTAAACATTGGAGTAAGAGAGGAGGTTCACCCGCCTTATGGCATCATCATGCTAACTTTCGTTAAGCCCCTCGACTTGATGATCAGACCAGTCGCACGGATTGTTCGGGAACTGCCCCCTAGACATAGGTCGTACCGTGTAGCCCTTTTCTTCCACGCAGTCAGGCTGAACTCTTGTTACGGATGGAGTCCGGTCAGAAGTGAAAGGGGCAACAAAAAAGCCGTTAGAACTAACCCCGGTGAGAAACCATATTGTCTTGTGGACATTTGACACCCCATGCGGGGTCGGGATTAGATCTAACGGCTTTACTGCTGGGTTTCTCACACCTAACGGAACAAACTCTATCACAGGTTTTCAACCTGTGTCAATAAGGGTCAATAAATATTTATGGACTTGTAGGAACTGGCGCAGGGAGTTCTAGACCGAACTGTTACGTATCCAAGGAGTGGATGATCTAGTTACTGTGCGCCAGCGGGTTCAGTATAAACCAACTGTTCGCATGTTTGCAATACCTCAAACCCCCTTATTTGAGTTCCTTGACAAAAAAGGCGACTTACCGGAGGGAGTAAAGCATTGGCAATCTGCTAGCAAAACGCCAAAAGCGGCAATAAGTAGTGACACATGTGCTTGACATGCGTTTAAACGCATAAAACCAAAATTAAATTATTTGCTGCGACACCTGCGACACTTGCGACAGTACGTATGTTTAAACACTATTCCCTCGCCCGGAATAGGTACTCCAGATGCTGTTACACTTTGACCCGTGGTGAGCAGTTGCCACGTTCATGTTTCCTTTCCTTTAGCCCGCCTTTGTGCGGGCTTTTTTTCAGGCTTTGGCAGCTGCTCAATAATGATCTCTGCCCTTGGGTTATCAGGGTCAAGCCCCCAGTACGTGTGGCGCTCCTTGACCTGACGGTCGTTGATGTAGACCAATCCCTGTAGCAAATCCAGAATCAAGCTCTCATCCAAGTCCGGCCTGCGAGAGGCATAGTAGATGGTGATGTGAAGCTTAATATCCCCAGACATTAGAGGGGTAATAGGCATGACCTGTTGTCGGAAATAGTCAGAGTAGTCGAGAGCTTTCTGGCTCTTTATCAATCTGGACATAGACCCAAACTTTACAACCCGCCGAGAATTTGCCTTGGACGCAGGCTCCCCCTTAATAAATAATATAAGTCCTTGCAATTCTTCTATGCTAGTGCTATTATTCGTTTCCATCAGCAGCTTTCGTAAAGGGACTCAATTGAAAATAACAAATAATCAGAATTTGCCCGCGCCGGTAGTGGCTTTGCTCACACGCAACTACTATACGAAGGGTGAGTCTCAGTATAGCGTAACAGAGATAATGTCGCCACCAAAAATACGAAGGTTGCGCGAACAGTATGACGCAGAGATAGAGGTTGATGTGACTTCCATGCTGGCTACTCAGTTTGGTACGTTCATGCACGGCAAGCTTGAGGCCAAGGAAATTGATGGTTACTTGAACGAAGAGCGGATATTCACTGAGGTTGATGGGGTAAAGATTAGCGGGGCGATTGATCTGCAAAAGATCACGCCCGAAGGCGTGGTCATCATTGACTACAAGTTTGTCAAAGCCTATTCAGTGATGATGAACAAGATTGACTGGGAAGTCCAGCTAAACATTTACAAATGGCTGGTTGAGACAGTTAAACACACCAAGGTGGCTGGTCTACAGATTTGTGCGTTCGTCAAGGACTTCAGTAAGTTTGAGGCTACCAAGGAAGGCTACCCACAGGCCGAGGCGGTGATGCTTGACATCCCTATGTGGGACTCAGTCAGGACAGAGACATATGTTCGCAATCGCTTGGAGATGCACCGCAATGCCAAGGTTGCCCATGATTTTGGTGAGGAGCTACCGCTTTGCACCGATGAGGAAAGGTGGGCGAAAGAATCCACCTATGCAGTAAAGAGAGATGGTCGTAAGACTGCGATCAGAGTGTTTAAAACAATTGAAGAAGCCACAGAGTTGGCAGAAAAGGAAAAAGGATATGTCGAAACAAGAAGCGGTGAGTACACCAGATGTACCGGAAACTACTGCGGAGTTGCCCAGTGGTGTGACCAATATCAAGGAGAGATCAATGAGTCCGCTTGATTTGTTGACGATCAACGTCAATGATAAGACAGAGAAGAAGAATGGACTTACATACCTTTCTTGGGCGTATGCGTGGACAGAGGTTCTGAAGGTTGACCCTGCCGCCACGTTCGATGTCAAGCTGTGGCCTGACGGCATTGGCATGACCCCTCTGATGATGATTGGAGATACTGCGATGGTCTGGGTAGAAACGAAGGTGTTTGGTAAATCCATGACCTGTCAGTTGCCTGTTCTGGACTTCCGCAACAAGCCCATCAGTCACCCTGATGCAATGGCTGTAAACACTGCCATCATGCGCTGCTTGGCTAAATCTATTGCCCTGCACGGACTCGGGCTGTACATATACAGTGGCGAAGACACCCCGATGGAAGACGCCAAGGTTGTCACCGTGACCACAGCGACTGCGACCGTGGAGATGACTGTGCCAGTAAATGCACCTATCCCCGCAGAGTTGTCTATCCCGACATTCATAGCCAATCCGGTTCCTGTACCCAAGGAAGGCTGGAGCAATGAGGATGCAAAGCTTCTTGCTACCACGATGAAAGACTTCATCAGCGTTCACCGCGACCTGCCAGATTTAAACAGTTACTGGAAGAGAAACCAAGTCCATCTGGACAGGCTCAAGGTTAGCCACCCTGAGTTGTATGCCGATGTCCGCAATGGCTTTGCGGAATTCAAGAAAACCCTACAAGCAAAGGAAACTAAAAATGACTGACCAAAAAGAGTTTAAACCCTATCCTGATAGCGGAAACATTCACGCAACCAAATCTAAGAAGTTTCCCACTTCGCCCGATTACTTTGGCGAAATTGCCATTGACCTTAAGAACACGATCAATGTTCGCATTGAGGATGGCTTGACCATATTCAAACTCGGCGGCTGGAAAAAAGTTGGAGCAAGCGGCAAGACGTATTTACAAGTAAAAGTGGATCGTTACATTCCACCTCCAGAAGGACAAGCTCCAGCCCCCAAGCCGCCCGTTGCAGACGATGACGTACCATTTTAAGGAGAAGAAAATGAAATTATCTTTAAGAGGACGAGAATTTTTAAGCAAGTTTCCAAACGCTAAGCCAGTTGATTTGGTGGAGCAATGCGGATTTAGCATGGCGTATGCAAAAGTTTTTTTGTCTGAAGAGAAGCGCAAAAAATTCAACGCTGAGCATTTAAAAAATCGCCCCAAGAAGGTTGTAGAACCAAAAAAGCCTAAGCCC